AATCGTCTGGTCAGCCACCGCGGAGTCGTAGACCAGGGGCTCCAGGAGCACGTACCGACCGTCATCCTGGTGCTCGGCGACTTCCATCCTGAGCTTGCTGCGGAATTGTGGTGTCATGGCGTGATCCCTAGGGCTTTTCTCGCCCGCGAGTAGTACGAGAGTCGATCGGCAAATCCGCGGATACGCCCCGACGGGACACTGCGAGAGCCGCAATTCACCAGGCCGCAAGCGCCCCGGAAGTCGCCCTGGTCCATGACCTCGTTGAGCCCGTGCGACGCCCACCACCAAGCCGACACCTCGACGGCGTGCCACGGCTCCTCCAGCGTCTCCGGCGCGAGAATGAACGTCTGGTCATCCCCGGTCATGGCGATGGACGCCAAGCGGTAGTTGTCCCGGCCTGTGAGCTGGATGAAGCCCCGGCCCTTGAACCGGCGGCCATCCCCAGGGAGGGTGTTGCCCAGATCGCTGCGCCCCTCATACGCCTCGCCGCTGGCAATCTCCGCGGTATAGCGCAGTTCGCCGGACTCGTGAGCGATGGTGGCGAGGAATCCCGCGAGGCGCATCGGCGTGGTGATGTCGCGCCGCCGGCACGCCTCGTCGATCAGCGGGGCGTACAGGTGCGCTCGCCGTTTGACGTAGGGCATGATGGCAGCGAGGATTGTGGCCGTGACGATGGGCGAGCGCGCGTTCACGGCGCCACCCCAAGGAGCTTTGCCATCACAGGGCCGAGACCCAGCTTATAGGCGAGACTGAGCAACAGGAGAATCAACGCCCACTTAATCAACGCAAAAAGCCCGGCAATGCCGCGCCGCGTGAACTCGGTCTTCGCTGCGGTGTAGAACTCTTCCTCCGCCCGCTTCGCCGCAATCATGGCCTCGTGCGCCTCGCAGTGTCCGCGGCGGTCGCCGTTCGGGTACGCACTGTTGCACTCCTCGCGGAACTGCTCGAACCACGACTTCTCTCGCTCCTCGTGCGCCGCAAACATCTCCTTGATGTCGTGCTCCAGTAGCTCCAGCTGGGCCTGGACCTGCTTCGGGGTCGGGACATAGACGCGCCGCTCCGGCCCCTCGTAGCTGCCGGTGACAATCCATGGAAGGCCGGTTGATTCTATGGTCATCGAGCACCCTTACGAATCCACGCGCAGAGGGCGATCTCCGCACGGTCCTTGCGCAGGCTCTCCGCGTGCTCCTGCCACTGCATGTTGCGCGGATGATCCGCGCCACCAGCGCACAGCGGAACCACATGATCGATGACGTGGCCAGGGCACGGCAGGCGCGGCTCGCCGGTCACCGGACAGGGATGCGACCGGGCGAATTCGACGCGGGCCTTGGTGCTGCGCGGCTGGGCCGCAACGGCGAGCGTCAGACCGAGAAAGCCAAGGGCGATGGCGGCGAACAGGCGTTTCATTCGAGGAGTTTCATTCGAGGAGTTTGGCGATCTTCGCACGCGCGGCTTCCGTGCGCTTCTCCAGGGCCGCCAGTTCATCCCGCGCGGCGGCCACGCGGAAGCCCGCGGCGTCAGCGGCCGCAGTAGCCTCGACGACCTTGCGCTCCGCGTCTTCGACGAGGGCACGCGCACGGGTCTCCGCGTCTTCGACGAGGGCACGCGCACGGGTCTCCGCGTCTTCGACGATGCCTTTGGCCTTCGCCTCGGCCTCCAGCAGCGCGTTGGCGGCGGTCTTTTCGGTCGCCTGCGCCTTGTCCGCGGAGGCTTGGAGCCCTGCCGCCAGGGTCTCGGCCTCCCGGTGCAGGCTTTCAAGGCGCGCACGGGACTCCGCCTCCGCTTGCTCCAGGCTGCCCACTTGGTCGAGCACCCCGACCACTTCGCCGAGGGCCGCGAACATCCGGTGCAGCTTCCGCACTTCGTCGGCGGCTTTCAGAATCTTGTTCACGGTCAGGCCCCTTTCAGCAACATGGTAACGGTCAGGTTTGTGGTGCCGTCCCCTGACGTGACGTGGGGGCGGATGTAGCGCACGACCTCGGCCACGGCTTCGATCTTGGCCGCCTGGATGTCCAGGACGTTGCCTTGCGGGTCCGTCAAGGGGGCGTAGTTCTCGCCGTCGAGGCTACCCTCGATGCGCACGCTGCCGCCTGCGCCGAAGTCGCCGACCACTTGCACCGAACGATCGGCGAAGTTGGCGAGCTCAATCTCCTCGCCGACATCGCCGAGGGCGAGCGCGTACCACGTGGCGACAACGCACGTGTGGTGCAGGGATGCGGGTACATCTTTCGATACGGGGATCATGGAGTGCCTCCTGGCCTAGGTGTAGCCGCTGAACGCGCGGGTGGCGTCCGTCAGTAGATTGGCGCCGTCCGTCTTTGCACTGGCGAGCTTGGCGACGGCGCTTGCACCTTGCTCCAGCATGGCAGTTTCCTGGGCCGCCTGCTGCGCCTGAGCGCGCTGCTGACGGACCAGGGCCACCTGCGCCCCGGGGACGATCAGGTCCGGGTCGACCCCCAGCATGTCCGCGTAGGCGTCCGCCCACTTGTCGGCATCGAACTTGTCCAAAACGTCCGGCTTGAACTGCGCGACTGCGCCGAGGTTGCCGACGAATCGGTCGATAGAGTTCGTCGCCACCGCGCGTTGCGCCTGCGCCAGCATACTGACGAACTCGACGCTCAACTCCCGGCCTTGCAGTTCTTCCGGGGGCGGGGGCACGATGTTGGCCTCGACCATGCGGGTGAAGGTGATGTTGATCAACGGGTCGAGGAGTTCGTTGTGCATCCGCTCCAGGACCGGGCCGAGCATCAGGAGCTTCTCCTCGTGCCGCTCGGCCACTTCGGTGGCGGTCATGCGGCGGTCGTCCGCCTGGTACAGCATCAGGAAAAGGTCCGAGTAAAACGTGGCGTTGATGCGCTCCCGAACGTCGCGGATATCGTCAAGTAGGTGGCGGAGGTCGATCTGCGCGTCGTAAGCGCTGCGGATGCCCCCTCCTGGGGAGGCCGCGTCGACGTAGGAGATGCCCCCGGGCAGGAGGTCCAGGTCGTGCGCGCGCATCGACGAGGGTACTTGTAGCGGGGGGTTGGTCTTGTTGTCGATGGCCTGCGCCTTGCGCAACTGCTCGTGCTGTAGCTGCTTGAGGTCGCCCAGGGCCTCCATCGCAGGACTGTGCCCGTAGATGTCCTCCCCGGTCAGCTCCCACCGGGGGCAAAGCGCCGAGAACTCCCGAAACCCGGACTCGCGCAGTACCTTGTCCTCGTCGGTCGCGCGCTCGAAGTAGCAGGAGCGCCACGGCATGTTGATGCTGTCGCGCTTGCTGGGGTCACGGTCGCTGCGCGGCTCAATGACGTGCATGACCGTAATCCAATGGTCCAGCCGGCCGTTGTCGTAGGCGTGTCGAACTGCGCCGCTACAGCGGTCCTTGCCGAACTCGCCGACCAGCTGCGCGACCGGCACCTGGAACTCGCGGTAAAACGTGTTCACGCGACCCGTGTAGTCCGACGCGAGGGCGTACGCCCCTGCGGTCACCGGGTAGTGGCGTATCACCCCCTGGTAGTCCGGCAGGACAATGCTCGCCGCGGTGCCGAAAGCGCCTAGTTCGCTGTAGCACGTGTGCAGGGCGCGGTTGGTGTTGGACTTGGCGAACACCATCTGCATGATGCGCGTGACATCAGCCAGCCAGGTCTTCACCGCGGCCGCCTCGTCGAGAGCAGGGTCCGACGTGGTGAGCCTGAACCACGGGCGCGCCGGGCTCGTCATGCCTGCCATCAGGCCAGCGGCCAGGGTGCGCAGCGCGCGGGGGCCCGTCGAGTCCCGAATGGCGTTGTGCCGTTTGTCGCCGCGATTGCGGTCCTCGACCGAGAACCGGCCGGAACGGGGGAGGAGGTTGTCACTGATCTCGCGCCAGTGCGCGACCCAGCTCCCCCGTTCCTGCTCCAGGTCGGCCCACTGCGAGAGGAGTTTTCGCCGCTCTGTCGTCATTGCCCGAGGAGCGTGCTGCGCCCGAGCGTCAGGGTGCTCTGATCGACCCCCTGGGGGCCGGTCAATAGCGTCCCGGACACCCCCGCCCGCCCGGCCTGCTCGGCTGCGCTGAGGACGGCGCTCGTATTGGGGCGCTTCTGGTTGGCCCGGTTGAGGTCTTCCTCGGCCAACTTGGCCTGTTGCGCAGCGTAGCGCGACTGTGCGGCCGCTTGCGCTGCGGCCTGATCCGCCGCTTTCTTGGCCGCTTTTTGCTGACTGCGCTGGCTCGACAGGCCAGCGATTGCCGCAATTGCGCCGAAAATCGCAGAAAATCCACCCATCATCCTATCCTTTTGACATGAGACCGCTCAACAACGACGTAGCCCAAGCGCGCGAACAGGTCGCCGGCAGGCGTCTCCCCGTCCAGCACCAGATCCGAAAACACGGTAAGCGCGGCGCCCTGCTCGCGCGCCCACGCCTCGAAGGCGCGCAACAGTTTGAGCCCTGCGGCCGACTGCCGGTGCTCCGGCTCAACCCACCACGCGAACTCTGTCGCCGCGAGGGTCGCCGGGGCAAACCAGATTGGGGCGAGCGCCCCAGCGAGAAAGCCCGCGAGGGCTTCGTCGCGAAGTGCGACGAAGATAACCCCCGCCTCATGGACCTGTAGCAGCGCCGCCTTTACGGTCTCGTAATCCCAGTGCACCAGGGTGCCGAAACGCGAGTAGGCGAAAAAGCGGGCGCCCATGACGGCGATAGCGTCGATGTCGTCGGGGGTGGCGGGGCGTACGTAGCACATGCGCGAAGCCTACCGCGCTTTGATGCGACCACGCGCACCCTACGCGTAAGGGTCGTACTCCCGCCGCGCCGGTCGGCCGAGAGCGGCCACTGTGGCGATTTTGGGGGTATCGAGGAGGGCCAGGACATACGCGCTGCCGTAGTCCGGGGAGCGGCCGACCTTGACGATGATCTCCTCGCGGCTACTGACCGCGATGGTCGCGCCCGACAGCTCCCAGGTGTACGCGGTCAGATCGGCCAGGAGCCGGGGGTCCGGGGGCAGTGCAACGCCCGTATTGCGCGCAGGGTCCAGGGCCTCCCGCATCCGCCACACCAGCTGGCTGCGCAGGTTGCGGAACCGCAGGCGTCCGGACACGTCGGTGGCGGTGGCCGCCTCGGCGACATTGACCCCCACCACCTGTTGTCTCGCCTCGCGAAGAAAATCGTACGGGGAGGCCCCCACGCCGATGACATCCACGTGGATGACCGCTTGGTCCCTGGTGGCGGCGATGGCGAGCCCGGCCACGGTAGGGCCGTCTGCGGTGGCGCTGCCAGGGTACGCCAGGGGGACGTCAAACCACTGGCCGTGGCGGCGCGCGATGATCGTGCTATCGCGGCCCCCGCGGGCGACATCCACCCCCACGGAGTCCATGGGTGGGAGCCTGTCGGGTCGCACCCACCGCGCTTGGGCAGCCTCGACCCACGCGGTCGGGATGACCTGCCACGGATCATCCTCGACGCCCGCCTGGAAGTCCCCGTACAGCATTTGCGACCGCAGGGGCTCCGGCAGCGCCTGGAGCGTCGCCATGTAGCCGGTCCCCATCAGGTACGGGTTGTCGCTGATCCGGGAGGGGATGAACGTCCTGCTCATCGGCTGTATGAGGTCGGCGCCGTGCTGGAAGGGCTCGCCGCTTTCCACCTCGGCCTCTTCGCCGTCGATCATGGCGAACCACCGCAACTCGCCTGGCTGGGCAGGCTTTGGGTGCTTCTTGTCGAGCCAGGGGGCGAAGAAGGCCGTGATCCACCGGCCCTCGGCCGTGGTCGGCGGGTTGAAGGTCAGCAGCGCTTGGCACCGCTGGGTGGGATCAACAGAGCGCAGCCAGCCCAGCAGCGCGCGGACCTGGGCTTCCAGGAAGTTGGCCGCCTCGTCGAACACCAGCAGATCGTGGGGGCGGCCCTGGTACTTGTTCCAGTCGTCTAGGTTCGGCGTGGAACCGAATTCGATTTGCTTGCCTGGCAGGCGCCAAATGCGCTCGGCGCCGTTATAGCCGTCGCGGCTTCCGATGAGTTCGGTAAATCGGTCGATGATGCCGGTTAGCTGGGTGGCCTCGCGGCGCAGCACGAGCACCTTCTGGTGCTGGGTCAGCGATTTGCCGCAGGCGAGG